ATTGATGAGATTGCAAACAATGAGCAAATCAACAGATTAGTGACTACAATTGACACTGGCAGCTTGTTTGATCCATATGTTGGCAAAACAACAAGATCATATCACAAACAAATCATTGAGAGAGAGAATGCATCATAAGCCTAAAATAAACATGATGAATGTTGATTGTCTTGAGTACATGAGAGAGTGTGCTGACAATCAATTTGATTTGGCAATTGTTGATCCACCTTATGGTGCAAATGATGCTATTGATTTAAAAAACGCAAAAAAACATTCTGCAAAAAGAAAAAAATATCATCAATTTGAAAACATCAAACCATCATCTGAATATTTCAATCAATTAAAAAGAATTTCAAAAGATCAAATTGTTTGGGGTGCAAATTTTTTTGGTTTAAGTGGTGGTTTTATTTGCTGGGACAAAAAAGGCACTGCTTTTGGTAGAGCTGAGTTGGCTTATTGTTCAAAAATAAAAAGTGTTCAAATTGTTGAAATTGTTTGGAATGGTATGCTGCAACATGATATGAAAAACAAAGAGTTGCGAATCCATCCAACTCAAAAGCCAGTGCAGTTGTACAAGTGGCTGCTTGACAACTATGCCAACAAAGGTGATTCAATCTTTGACTCTCATCTTGGCTCTGGCTCAATTGCAGTTGCTTGTCATGATTTAGGCTTTGAACTTACATCATGTGAGATTGATGCTGATTACCACAAAGCTGCTTTGAAAAGATTTGAATTGCACACCAGCCAAACAAAGTTGTTCAATGCCTAAACTTGATCCAATAGTGGTGAGCATTGCAACTCACAAAGCAAGAGAAAAGCACTTGATCAAGACCATTGAATCAATCAAGCAGTCTGTTGTGCCAGTATCAATTTATGTATTTGCCAATGATTACACACCAGAGATTGATGATGCTCAATGCTATCCAGTGACAGACAATGGTGCAAGATCAAAGTTTCTTGCTCACAACATGATTGATGATCCACATTATCATTTTACTTGTGATGATGATCTGATCTATCATCCACAATACTTTGAGACACTTGCTCTCAAGCTCAAGCAAAAGAATCACAGATGTGTTGCTGGTGTACATGGATCATATTATCTCAAGCATCCTGTTGATGATTATTTCTGGAGTCAGAAAGTGGTTCACTTTTCTGCTGAGATCAAAAATGACCAGTTTGTGACCATGCTTGGCACTGGCACAATGGCTTTTCACTCATCACTCTTTGATGATGTTGATTTGTTTTCATACATTGGTGCTGATTTCAACAACATGGTTGATGTCAAGGTTGCAGAGCTGTGCATCAACAGAGAGATTCCAAGACTCTGCATTCAAAGACCAAAAGACTTTGTCAAAGAGCAAGACAACTCACAAGAGTCAGCCATCTGGCACAAAGCAGCCAAAAGTGCTGAGAGACAGACTGCTGTGTTGAATGCCATTGACAAGAAAAAATTCATGTATAGACCAAAATGTTAAATTTGTAAATTATGAATATGAAAATCAATAAGCATGACAACAAGAAGTTTGTCAGAATAGCAAAAGGAAACAAAGTGCAAAATGATGTTGCACTCTCTGCTGCAAAGAGATTGGTTCACAAAGGATGGTCAATTGAGAGTGATCAATATGATCAAAATGGCTTTCCAAGACAACAACACATTGAGCAAGACATACCAGTTGCCAATATTCAACCATTTGCTGAGTCAAAAGCTGATCAGACTGATGAGCAAGATGTTGAAGTATTTGAAGCATCAGAGCCAGAGATTGATCAAGATGAGCTTGATGAGATCAAGACAATTATCATGAGAGCAAGATCAAAGTCAAAACTTGAAGCTCTCAAAGTGATGCATGGTCATATCTTTGAAGTGAATGAGTTAATAAATGAGCGTTTAACCAAATACAAATAAAACAAATGAGTGATTTGAACAAAATTCTTGAGGAGCTTGGTGATGATGAAAAGGCACAAGCTATCAAAGCAGCAATTGATGAAAACTATGTTGGCAGAAATGTGGCACATGAGGACAAGCAGATTGTTGGCAAAATAGTTGGCAAGACTCTTGGCTCTTTTGAGACAAAACTCAAGAGATCAATCAAAGGCATTGATGAGAATCTGATCAAGCCAACAGAAGTTGATGAGCTTGGCTTTGAGAAAGCTTTTGATGCAGCATTTGACAGATTGCAAAACAAGTTTGCTGAGTTGAATCAACAAGCAAAGTCATCTGGTGCAACAGACAAAGAGATCAAAGCACAGCTTGATGAAATCTCTGGCAAGTACAACAAAGCAGTGAGTGACTTGAATGCAATCTCATCTCAAAAGTCAAACATTGAGCAAGAGCTTGAGAAAAACAAATCAGAGTTTCAGAATTACAAAGTTGGATTGCAGCTCAACCAAAAAAAGCAAGCAGCTCTCAAAGAAGTTGATTTCACTGATACCTTGCAAGGCAAAGCCAAAGAGCTTGCCATCAAAGGTTTTCTTGATGACATTCAATCAAAGTACACAATTGAGCTTGATGACTCAGATGCAAGTGGATTGAGAATCACAGATAAGAATGGTCAGAGAGTAGCAAAGGACAACAGATTTTTGACTCTCTCTGAGATTTACAAAGATGAGGCAAAGCAAGCTGGTCTGCTCAAGATGTCTGCTGGTCAAGGCAATTCAAAAAAATCAATTATATTTGACAACAGCAAATCTGGAGATGCTGATCAAAATGCTCAAGGCTTAAAGATCAAATCCAGATAAACATTCAGCAACAAGTGAGTTGACTCTCAGAAAAAAGTCAAGTGTGCTGGCAAGCAGAAAATTGCAAAACAATTTTTTTCAAACAGTTTAAAACTTGATTTAAAATGAGTTATACTATTAATTCACTTGTTGAGTGCGAAAATGTACAAGCAGCACTTGATGAAAACTTTTTTGGTGCAGCATCTGGAATGTTCAACCAATCAAATCCTTTTCTTGATTATGTTGTTGGTGATGAGAATGCCAAAGTAGGTGTTCAAGAGCCATTGACAGCAAGAGGCAAGCTCAAAGGTGTGACAGTCAAATACTTCAACAGATACCTTGAAACTGACAATGATTTTGTTGGTAGCAATTCAAATGATTGCACTGGTGGTGGAGAGTTGACTGAGAATTTCTACACATATGATCTTGATGAGACAGAAGGTGACTCAATCAAGAAATCAATTCCAATCACTGACTTGGTGACTGGTTGCCAAGATGATGCAACTTATGTTGGACAGCAGATCCAAATGATGATCAATGTGCTTGAGAGAAAAATCAACACAGATGGCATCACACAAGCTGCTGCTCTTGTTGGTAATTTTAGAAGCACTGGAAACTCAAATGCAATCACTGTTGATGCAAAAAACACAGATGGTGCATGGGTGACCAACTTGATTGAGGATGTTCAATATGAGTTCACGGATATGGAGTACAATGACAAGATTGTTGCCATTGGTGGATCAAAACTTTGGAGTCAATACTGGTCAGCAATTGGTGCTGGTTGTTGTATTGACAAAAAAGGAATTGATCAAGGTGCATTGGCTGCTGGCACTCGAATCATGCCGATCTATGACAGAAAGATTGATGACATTGTTGGAGCAGAGAGATTCTTTGCATTTGCACCAGCAGCCATTCAGATGTTGAAATACAACAGATATGGTCATGGCTCACCAGCAAGAGAGATCACACAAGCTGACACAGTTGTTGGCACAGTGACATCTCCATTCTCTGGCTTAACCTTTGACTATCGTGCAAAGCTTGAGTGCGAGACTTGGAACTTTTTTGTTGGTTTGACTTACAAATTCGTAGTTGCACCAGATGATCTATTTGATGTAAATGATGACATGAGTGGTGTGAACTTGTTCAACCAGTTTACTGCTCAAATAGCATCATAAAAGACTACTCCAGAGGGTTTTGTTTTATTTAATGGGATGCATGGTCATTGATTGTGCATCCCTAAAATATAAAAGTTTATGTCATTGATTTCTTGTTTGAACAATCTTGTTGATATTGTTGGAAACTGCTCTAATACAAGACAGAGTGGTGTGATGTACCTTGATGATATTGGTGTCAGCTTGCAAGATGTGACTGATGGCAATGATATTGATGAGAATGCATCATCATTGGTCAATAACAAAATTGGCTTTTGTCAGCAGATCATTAAGAATCATGTTGAGACACATTTCAATGGCAAGCTTGAGCGCAACACAGTTCTCTCAAATGGTGTTGCTGGCTATTATCAAGAGAATAGAGTTGAAGAGAGTCACACTGCTGACACATTAGGTGGCTTGTTTTTAGAGGTCAACAAATATCCATATCTTGAAATCTACATTGACAAAGTGAGAATATTCACAAAAGATGCTGAGACATTTGATCTCAAAATCTTTGATGTGATGACTGGTGCAGAACTGTTCACTCAATCAGTGACAACCAATGCTGGCACAATCACAGATGTTGATGTTGATCAGACATTCAAAACAGATGGACAAAAAACTCAGCTTTTCATTGCTTATCCTCAGCAGAATGTGACAACATACAGATCACAAATCAGCCAAAGAGGATGCAGTTCATGCATATTTGGTTCAACTTATGATGGTTTTATGCACAGACAAGGTGCAACAATTGGCTCATCAGAGACATTGAGCAAGAGCAATTTAAATCTTGGTGGTCAGACTCAAGGTGTATCAATCATCTACTCATTGAATTGCAGCTTGGACAACTTTGTATGCTCAATCAAAAACAGATTGCAATATTCATTGCTCTATTTGGTAGGTGCAAAACTGGCTGAGGAGATATTGTTCTCAAAGAATCAAAACTCAACCACAATCATCTTTCGTGGTGATGCCAGAGAAATGATGGAGAGATTTGAGAGTGAATACAACATGGCAATGTTTGGTGCATTTGATGATAATGGCAGAAAAATCAAAAAAGGTTTGCTTGATCAGATTGCATTGCCAAATGACATTTGTTTCAAATGCAAAAAGACTGTCAAAAGAAAAGTGATGATTCCATGATCTGATGGCAAATTTTGACTCCATAGATGCATATCAAGCAGCTCTGACAGCAAGAGCCAGAGAGATATTGTCTCTCCAGAAAGAGATTGCATTCAATGCAGCACAAGATGTGAATCAAAAGAAAGGTGACAGAATATTCATCAGAGGATTGAATGCGAATGGTCGCAACATTGGCACATATAGCACAAAACCAATCAGAATCTCACAGAAAAACTCACCAACACAGCTTGGTGGTAAGACAAAATACTTTGCTGGTGGGTACAAAGATTTTAAGCAATTTATTGGCAGAGGCTCAAAAGTGAATCTTGTTGTTTTCAGAAATCTTGAGCGAGATTTCAGAACATCATTGACTTATCGTTCTGGAGAGTGGACAGAAGGTGTGAAAAGAAATGAGAATCTTGACAAAATTGGTGGCATTTTGAAAAAATATGGTGATATAGTTTTTGAGTTTTCAAAGACTGAA